ACTGGCCGCAGGTTCGACTCCTGCCGAAGAGACTATCAAAGAAAATAACATTTATTTAAATATAATATAATTACCAAGACATATGTATTTTTTTAACGTGTCCAACTTTTACTGATGGATTAATTACAATTTTGTATCCCAAACTTTTTACCTTTTCGGTAAAAGAGATATCTTCAGAGTATATATCTAAGTATGATTCACTGATACCGTAGGGATGTTCTTCTTTGGAGTTTTCAAACCAAGGCCTTTCTATGCTTTCCAGAACTCCGCTTTTTAAGCAAACAAAACCGAGCCCAGTACTAAAAGATTCAAAATTGGTGGTTTGAGATAAAATGTCTTCGTAGCTCATTACATGATTTTTCCTATCAAAGGTAACTGTATCTATGCCGTTAGACTGAAAATATACTCCAGAGATAAACTCTTCATTAGATTGGTACAAAGACATGAAGTCTTCAATTTCCCAGTACATATCAGAATCTATCATAAATATCTTATTGTAGGTAATTGTTCCATTTAAGGGTCCAGTAAATATCGGCGCTGGCGCATCCATCATTGTCGAGAGGATGGTCCACTCTCTTGCAATAGACACGTTGGAGTTTGCCTTAGATAAAAATGTCCAGCTTATTCCAGCTTGATTTAAAAACTTTATTGTATTTATTAAAGATACTACGTAGGCAGACTCCATTTGAGATCCTGGAGTTGCTATTACTACATCGTAGTGTGGATTCTGATATTGGTCCATATCCGCCCTTTTCTATAGACTTTAATAGTACTATATTTAATATTTTAAATCAACAGCAAAAAACCCAATCGGAGGCGGATCCAATTGGGCCTTGCTAGTGTATTGCTACACATTATACGGGGAGCTTAATCTGTGGGATGCTACAACCCGTACTAATAAAGTATAAAATAACTTATGTTTTAAGTCAACTGTTTTTAGTCCCAAAGTAATTTTTTATTTGGGTCAGCTTTCCAAGGTTTCTCTGTATATTTTTCATCTTTAGTTAAATCGTAAAGTATTTCCATTAAGACTCTGCAATCATCATGTTTCCATGATATATAGCAGTTACCATTTTCTACATTTAAGCATTTGTTTAAATATGACTCTATCTTCTCAACCATCCAATTTAAAGCTTCAGAGGATTTTGTAGTGTCTTCGTAACCGTTCTTTTTAGCCCGATTCATTTTATATGCAATTTGGTCGATGTATAATTTATTCACCATTCTCCTATTGGACACATGGGAAATTCTGATTTTACAATATCAATTATATTTTTTTCTTCAATAATACATGTTTCATCTACTTCTGAAAATAAACTACATTTTAAACAAACTGGTAGCACCTGAGAATAGTAATTTTGATACTGATCTTCTTTGCTTTCAAATTCATTTAGACTCATCTTCATCTCCTGGTGTGTAAGAAGGAGATGGCCCAAGCAAGTAACCTTGGCTATGATATTCAACCATTTTAGAAGTATCTTCTGGCCCAACGAGCTTATTTGAGATTAATGTTAGTAGATCATAAATTCTATGCATCATAATATAGTTAACCATAGGTAGGTTGTCTTCTAAATTCTGTGGCTGCTCTTTATTTTCCGTCGTCATCTGGTCTTCCTAAATCTTCCCAAAACTTTTCCCGCCCCATGGCGTCAGTTTCTTTAATAGTTCCTCCGTCAGTTAGAATCGACGGCTGATTTAAGTTTTCCATAGTATTCCAATCCCACGTCTTTTTTAAAACTGCAAGATAAGCAGTATAGATATATTATACCTTCGTTTGTCTCGTTGCACATTAAAGGGCCCTGATCCATTGGACATTCAAGTCTAGGAACAAGGCCCTTCTCTGCTAGAAGTAGGTATTTAGACACATACTGTATCTTCATAACCCTACCCTTCTAATTTTTGAATTCCGTTAAGAACTCCTGGTATCTTGCCCCATTCAGGGAAGACCATGATGACCAATCGGTTCCGCCTTTAGTCATATAATACGTTATCTCTGCATTTATTACTGGATCAAATAATGTGATATTTGACTTTAATTCAAATTTTTCTTTACGATCTACGCCGAGGTTACCCAACATATTGATCTGAAAAATTCCGTAGGAACTGTCTCCAGTTTTCCTGTTACCATTGTAAGCCATAGGCCTTGCATTGGATTCTGACTTAGCAATAGCCCAAGCCTGTTTAAGGGCTTTTCCTTCAAAACCAACAGCTGATAGAAGTTCTTTTAGTTCTCTGTCTGTTAGCGTCTCAGAAGGCTTGTACACAGTAGTGCTGTACTTCTCTAAGGTTTCTTTCTTTAGTTGTACTGTAGATTTCACAGGTGTTTCCACCTGCAATGCTTGAGTAATTGTTGGCCCAGGCTGGACAGTAAATAAGAATAATGTTATCATTCCTATATAAGACCAGTTATGAGCAACATCGCTCAAACGTTGTTTGATATTCTCCATTGGCATTTCCTCCTTTAGAGATAACGAACTATAATAGTAGCATTACTTGACAGTAGGTGTCAAGCCAGTCAACCAGAAAAAAATATGAATATATCATTATCTATACCAAGACCTGGATTAAATCCAGCAACAGGATTTGGCTATGCAGCACAAAATATAGTTAGATCACTACAAAGCCTGGGACACATTGTTACTTGGACGAATGCGAACACGCCATTACAATTAAATTTTACACAACCTCATCATTATAAATTGCATAGAGGCCAATATCAAATTGGCTATACTCCATGGGAGTCTACTGGCATAAGGCCAGAGTGGACAGAAAGAATGAATCTGTGTGATGAAGTTTGGGCAACATCAGACTGGAATGCAGAAGTTTTTAAAAGTAATGGAGTTACTGTTCCAATTAAAACATATACTCACGGAATAGAAAAAATTTGGACCGCACATAAAAGAGAATTAAAAGAAGGAAGACCGTTTAAGTTTTTGCATGTTGGAGAACCAGCGCCAAGAAAATCTGGTCAGCTAGTAGTAGACACCTTTATAAAGATGTTTGGAGACAACCCAGATTATCAACTTACTATTAAGTCTCATCATTCTCATACAATTAGAGTATATGATAAATATGGTAATTTTGGATTACCAGAAAATATATATAATAATATTAAAGTAATTAAAGACGAGTACTCTGCAGAACAATTAGTTTCTCTTTATCACTCACATCACGTTTTAATATATCCTAGTTGGGGAGAAGGGTTTGGATTTATTCCTCTTCAAGCTTTAGCAACTGGAATGCCTACAATAACAACATATGATTGGGCACAGTATAAAAAGTATATAGGTCCACTAAAGCTTAAGTCTAAACTTTCAGATGAAGAATTGCCTAAAGCGGTAGGAGATCCTCACTTAGGATTAATGTTTAAGCCAGACGAAAAACATCTAGAAGAATTGATGTACGATTCTGTAGTTAATTTTAAAGCTTATTCAGGGTACTACTTTGCCCAGTCAACTAAAATACATGAAGAATATGATTGGATTAAGTTGACTAAGAATGCGTTTAGTCATTTAGAAGAAAGATTTTCATAACCCCTTCCCCTTTAGATTAAAGTTTGGTAGAATTGGACTTCAACTAAAAATATAAAACCGCAAGGCGGAGAAAAGGTGTTATTTAAAAAATGTCAAAAACTATTGCTAACCCATACGAAAACTTCATAGCTCTATCTCGATACGCAAGATGGATTCCAGAAGAAGGTCGTCGTGAAACTTGGGGCGAAACAGTAGATCGATATTTTGATTTTATGCTAGGCCACCTAGAAAATAATCATGGATACAAACCATCAGTCAAGCTTGTTGAAGAATTAAAAGAAGCAGTATTTAATAGAAACGTTATGCCTTCAATGAGATCTGTAATGACTTCAGGCGCAGCTTTGGAAAGAGATAACGTAGCAGGATACAATTGTTCATTTGTTCCAGTAGATAATCCAAGATCATTTGATGAGACTATGTATATCCTTATGTGCGGTACAGGTGTTGGATTCTCTGTTGAATATAAGTATGTAAATAAACTTCCTTCTGTTCCAGAATCTTTAGAAAAATCAGATACAGTAATTGTTGTTGAAGATTCAAAGCAAGGATGGGCTAAAGCATACCGTGAACTTCTGGCCTTGCTATGGACAGGACATATTCCAGCAATTGATGTAAGCAAGGTTCGCCCAGCGGGTGCACGTCTTAAGACGATGGGTGGGCGTTCATCTGGACCACAACCGCTTGTTAATCTTTTTGACTTTACAATTGCAAAGTTTAAGAATGCAGTAGGTCGTCAACTAAAACCTATTGAAGCACATGATATTATGTGCAAAATTGGTGAAGTAGTTGTAGTAGGTGGAGTAAGACGCTCTGCCATGATTTCTCTTTCTAATATTAATGATATTGAAATGGCGGCAGCAAAGTCTGGTAACTGGTGGGAAAATAATACTCAACGTGCACTTTCAAATAACTCTGTGGCATACTCTCGTAAGCCAGCAATGGAGCAATTTATAGCAGAATGGAAAAATTTATATGACTCAAAGTCTGGTGAACGTGGAATCTACAACGTTGCAGCAGCACAAGCGCAAGCAGCTAAATATGGACGGAGGGATCCTGAGATACACTATGGAACAAACCCTTGCTCAGAAATTATTTTGCGTCCTTATCAGTTTTGTAACCTTTCAGAAGTCGTATTACGTGAAAAAGATACAAATGAGGATGTTGCAAATAAAGTACGCCTTGCAACGATTCTTGGAACATGGCAGTCAACCCTAACAGATTTTAAATATCTTCGTAAAATTTGGAAAGACAACACAGAGGAAGAAAGACTGCTTGGCGTTTCTTTAACTGGCCAGTT